ATTCAATGTCTTCTAAATATTCATTTAAAAATTTAAGAATTGTGTTATTACTTTCTTTAAACTCTTTCATGTGTTCCTGTGTCGCTTTTGGTTCACTAAACCTATCAAAGTTTAAATTGATAGCTTTCCATAAAACGTATTCTAAGACTTCTGGTCTGTTGATATAATCATCTTTAATATTCCAGTCATCATCTTTACTACTAAATGTTTTTTTAAATGGAATAATGATAATTCGTCTGTATGTACCATTTGATTTGTTTTTAAACGAAGGCATAGCATTGGTAGATTGGATAACTGTTTTTTTAAATATAGCCATATAGGGGTTTTCGCCTTTTTTCTCAATGCTGACTGGTTCACCAGTAACGACCGAATTAAAATTCGATGATTCGTCAACATAAATACCAGCCTGCACATCATCACCTATGATGACTGTTTTACCTTCAATAATTGCTAAACCAAAACGTTCTGAAAATTGGTTAATTTTTAACGGTGCTACGTTTTTAAATCCGACTAAGTTACTAATCATTTGTTGAAAAGTACCTTTACCATCATTACCATTACCAATAAACCAGATTGATTTGCGGTAAGAATAATTACCATTCAATGATGCTGAAATTACTTGCCATAACAGATTAACTAATTCTTTGTCACCGCTCATTAAATCTAATAACCATTCATCCACCTGCCACTCGCCAATGACGGGTGGTTTTGCATTTGGAACTAGCTTAGTTTCAATAGTGCTGAAATTGATAAATTTATAATCGAATGGAAGGAGTTCACGTTTTCGTTTGTCGTAGATTCCATTTTTAACTAGAATAAAACGTCTGATGTCACGGTATTCGGGTTCGAAGTCCACGCGCATACCATTGTAAGTGTATTCTCTGTCCATACTGGAAAGTAAAAATAAAACGTTGCGAGCTTTGGTTTCGTTGAATGTTGGTTGCAATAAATGAATGATTTTATAAGCGTATTTATAGTCCTTCTGGTAATAACCACTCTCTGGATCGTAGATGGCTACCTTACCATTATCGAGCGTGATAACATGAAGCAATTCATTCATTCCTGTTGCTACTGCAATTTCATTCAAATTCTTTGGATAATTTTTACCGTCTGAATTTTCCTTAACGTTTTCTAACCAATCGTTACGATATTTTATTGCTTTTGCTTTTATCGCTTTCCAACTGTTCGGCTTACTAGGCTTTAAACCTTCTTCCGAAAATTTTTCTCTGTAATAATCAAAATCAATCACCTCTTCGCCTCATCTCCTTGTCTAACATACTTTTAAATGTCCTTTCGAATTCTTTGTCGCTTAATGGATCACTTGTGTTACTGTTTGATAGCTTAGCTAAGTGATAAGCTATCTCAATATCAACATTTCTTAATAGTAATCCTCCGACAAATTCTGCAAGCGCATTATTCCTACCGCCCGTATCGCCAAAACCAGTAATAATTGTTTCGAATAACTTTGCGGTTTTATTACTTCCCGTGTAAGTAAAATTTGAAAAATCATATTTTGGCTCAACTGGTTTCATTTTTTGCAACTCTTTTACCAATTCAATAGGTGCTTCCGTAATACTTCCATCAGCAGGAGACCTAACCATATCCCACTCATACGCACCTTTTGAATTGCTAGATGGCGGTACAAGTATGTAATTGTTAACATGTGCCTTAATATCAACACCCTCAATCATTCCTATATTTTGACTTATTGGCATTTCAGGTATTTTTTTAAGGTAGATATGCCTTCCACCGCTCGGTGTAGTAGCTTGCAAGGTCTTTGGAATCAATCTTGCGTGTTCCCAATTTCTTAAATTTTCTAACCCGTTAACATCTCCATGCATGTCCACATCAATAACAAAGAATGAATCTGTCCGAAGTGCTATGTTAGCGTCTGGATTATCTCTCCAAATTCGTTTTAAATCATTCTCTGTTAAGCGTGGTTTATCAGCAAAAGCGACTAAGGGCGTTTTACCAGTCTTCGAAATTGGTATTACGTTGTAGCCCATTTTTAGATAATTGAGTGCGTAATCAATCATCTGTACCATATCTTAGAATGGCAGGCCATCTTCTGTGATGTCGATTGGTGCTGATTGTGCAGGTGCCATGATTGCTGATTTTTCAAGTTTTTTAACATTTAGGTTTTCGTAAGTATTACCGTTGTATTCTGATTTTTCATTACGGACAGTTACTTTTAGGTGTTTTCCTACAAGAGCGTTTAAGAATTCTTCAACACCAGCATACTTAGCGCCGTCAGGTAACTGAGCGGTTTTCGCAAGAGTATTAATTTGATTGGCGTTATATTGTTGTGTTTCTTTATTCACCCAAATCTTATGGAAAATGAGATTATTTTTAAATTTTTGGTCAAAGTCATCACGAATTTTGAATTGAATATTCATAAAATCTGTTCCACCTTTACTTGCGTCTGGTTTCGCCGATTTAACTACTACTTCGTAAGTTCCGTCTGTGATTGTTGCAAATTCTTGTGCTTGTGAATAATCGATTGTAAACATATTGTTGTTCTCCTTTTAATAAATAAATTTAAGTTCTTTAGCAACGTGATATTGCCACCCCGGCTTATATCCTCGTTGCTTACGGTATTCTGTTAGTTCTTCCATATTTTGACAGTCGGAAGGTTTCCTGTATTTTTTAACTTTTGCAGTTAGTCTTAACTGCTTTTCTTCTTTTATTTCTTCAAGTCTTGCCTCCTTGATTTCTTCTAATTCTCGTTCAGTTATTTCATTCTGATGGCCACACAATGGACAGAGGCGTTCTACACTCCAATAAGTAGCGAAGCACATATCACACGTTCGTGTTGTTGGTTCTCCAATTTTTGCTTTCTGTTTCTTTGTTTCAGTACCAGAAAGTGTCCAATCTCTATCCATGTTCGGAAGCCCAAATCGTTCAACATTTGCTACATGATCAATAATGATTGCGGTTTTATCTTTACGTGGATTTAGTGGTCTCATTGCAAATTGTAAGTATAGTGACAATGACTGTGTTGGTCGTAACATAATGCAAACATCGACATTTGGTAAATCTATACCTTCAGTAAATAGTTCACAATTAACCATGATTGTAAGTTTTCCATCTCTGAATTCCTGCATAGCACTGTTACGTTCTGATTTATGTGTTTTACCACTGATTGCAATTGCTTTATACCCATTTCGATTGAATTCATCAGCTACTTGTTCGGCACTCTTAATGTTATGTGTGTACACAATTGCTTGTTTTCCGTCTGCTAATTCTTTGTAGTGCTTTATGACATCACCATAAATAACAGATTTCATGGATTCATCTATCGAGTCTTTTGTAAATTCTCCGCCTCGTTTTTTTAATTTCGAAGTATCAATCATTGACGGTGCGTAATATTTAAATGGTGCGATGTTTCCGTGCTCTTGTAACCACTTTACTGTTTTGCCTAATATTAAATTGTCTGCTATATCATCAAACCCATCGCCATTTAATCTAACCGGTGTTCCAGTAAAAAGTAATTTTAAAGCATTTGGAAAGTGATTAATAATTTTGATATATGAATTTGCTTTACTGTGATGTGCTTCATCGATTAAAATAATCTCTGGCTTATCGAGCTTATCTAATTTTCTTACTAGAGTTTGGACACCATCGATTGTGACTAGATTCAAATTAACACCATTCAATTTAAATGTATTTTTGACTTGTTCATTTATCTCTTTGCGATGACTGAAAAACAAAACTTTATTACCTTTGTCAGTTGCGCCTTTAGCAATGTGCGCCATTACGACCGTCTTTCCACTGCGAGGAGGAGACTGAACAATTATCGAACGATTACCTTTAAGAATTGATTGCTTGATGTTAGTAACCAGTTCTTCTTGATAATCACGTAGTTTCATGCTCTACGTCTCCAAAATCGAATAGTTTACTGGCTTCAATCACTTTCCTGTTATCTAAGCGATTTTTAGCATATAAACCATCACTGCCTTCTAAAAGAATACCGTGTCCACCAGTTTTTGGATTTACTTGAATACGTCCGACAACATCGGTTAAACCTAGCGTTTGGCTTAGGACTTGTTTGCGGATATCTGGGACGTATTGTGTAATCATTTGTCCGCTCTCGAGCGTTAAATCTTGCGTTGATTCCCAAGCAGTCACAAAAATATTAATAGGTTGGCTGTAAATGGTAGTCAATACTCGTAAATAGTAATTGGTCCACATGTTGTATTGTTGCAATTCGTTTGTGATTCCATTTTTAGACTTGCGACCTTGTTCGATAAACCAGTCTGATTGCCAACTTGTGATATTATCAATGACTAAATTGTCATATTCTTTGATAAGTTCTGGTAATTCTGTCAAGAATTCAGTCATAAAGTCGCTAGGGTGCGTCCTGTCAAATTGGATAATATCAATGTTTTCGTTTCCGGCAATCGTTTTAGACGAATGGTCCATGTCTAAAATCAGTGTCTTTCCTTTTAAATAATTAATTAAGTAAGTTTTCCCGTTTCCAGGTTTGCCATAGATTAATATGCGCCAATTATGAGTCTTTGTAATCTCTGTCGCTTTAGTTATCTTCATATTCCACCTCGAACATTTCTGTCAATGTAGTTTCGACATCATAAGATTGCTTTAATTGTTTTTCTTTTTCTGTGAATAAATCATCGATTATAGGCGTATCAAACAATTGACTATACTTATCGATAATTTCTTTCATAGCATTTTCGACATCAATTTGAATAGAATCAGTTAATTTACCTTCTAAAATCTGGATAGAGTCAGAACTAAATTTTCCGAATTTATCTTTATAATTCATGTCTATTGCTAGTTTTTTTTGTTTATTGACATAACATTTCATAATTTTTCCAAATCCGTTTCTATCACTTCTAGTGTGCTATTGATGTCACTTACGGGCCAATTTCTGTAAATCGCTATCGAAATTTTATCGACATCATTCCCCTTCATATTTGGCCATCTTTCTTTGACACATGTCTTGATATCATTGAAAAAGTCTATTTGATTGTTAATGTATCTTTTTTTCCAATCGTTATTCATTTAATACCTCCAGCAACTCATTAGTTAGTCGTCTATTTTCATCACGTAAGAATTCAATTTCTAGTAATACTTCTTTTAACATGTACGCCCTCTATTATTATGTTCAATCATATTGTCGTAACGTCGTGCATTAGCTTCCCAGCCATGTGTTTCGATTGT